ATATACATGGATAATTTCCACAACCACACAGACAGCTCTCTAAAACAACCCACCCCCTTTTATACACACTTAATCTAAATTTTTTATTTTACTATTTTTTAAAATACACTAAATGTAGTATATGGATTACCTTGACCTAGAAGATGTAGAATCAATCTGTTATATTGAAGAAGGCAGCAACAATGTAATAATGAAGTTCTATGGATTTACCACTTCTAAACAAGCAGAGCTATTTAGCGTCTTTGCTATGAAGAAACTAGATTTTGATTACATACCCAATGATGCGTATAGGAACAAATCTATACACTAGATATGGATATTAAGATTCCCTATACACCAAGGAAGCATCAAAAATTCTTACACCAACAAATAGATAAAAATAGATGGAGTGTGCTAGTCTGCCACAGAAGATTTGGTAAAACTGTTTGCATGATCAACCACCTTATAAAATCTGCACTAATGTGTAAATTGAAGAACCCAAGATTTGCCTACATTGCACCAACCTTTAAACAAGCTAAGAGTATTGCTTGGGATTACATGAAACAGTTTACAGATAAGATCCCTTATATTAAATTTAACGAAACTGAACTTAGAGTTGATTTACCCAATGGTGCTAGGATAACATTACTAGGAGCAGAGAACTCAGATGGATTAAGAGGTATATATCTTGATGGTTGTGTTATTGATGAGTATGCTAATGTTCACAGCAAACTATTCCCAGAGATTATTAGACCAGCATTATCAGATAGAAAAGGCTACTGTGTCTTTATTGGTACACCTGCTGGAATGAACAACAACTTCTACGAACTATATCAACACGCACAAGGTGCGGAGGATTGGTTTAACTATAAGGCAAAAGCATCAGAGACTAAGATTGTAGATGAAGAAGAGTTGGTCAAGGCAAAAGAAGTAATGGGTGATAAGAAATACAACCAAGAGTTTGAGTGTGATTGGATAGCTAACATTGAAGGAGCTATCTATGGAGATGTAATTGGCAAGATGGAAGATGAAAAGAAACTAACAAGAACACCTTACGATCCTGCACTACCAGTTTCTACAGCATGGGATTTAGGGGTCTCCGACCATAGTGCTATTATATTTTACCAGCAACTTGGAACAGCAATAAACATTATTGACTACCATGAAGAGAGAGGTCAAGGATTACCTTATTACATACAGATGATTAAAGAGAAAGATTATGTCTACAAGGATCACTATGCACCACACGACATTGAAGTTACGGATTTTGGAAATGGTAAGACCAGGAGAGAGGTCGCATATCAATTAGGAATAAGATTTAAGGTAGTACCAAAAATACCCCTTGAGGATGGCATACACGCCACTACAATGACCTTGCCTAGATGTTATATAGATACTGACCATTGCAAAAAGTTAATAGATGCGTTAAGACATTACCACAGGAAATATATAGATAAAGATAGAATGTTTAGATCAAAGCCTGTACACGATTGGAGTTCACACGCAGCAGATGCTATGAGGTATCTAGCGGTTGGACTACAAGAAATTAACACTAGACAAACTGCTCCGCAAAGTGTAGCAGATAATAGTTACACAATTATATAGGATATATTATGGGTTCAATTTTTAAAGCACCAAGTCCACCACCTTTGCCGCCAGTTCAACCTTTGCCAGAACCACCTTCAGCAGAAATATCACCAGAGGATAAAGAAGCAATAGCAAAAGAACAAGCAGCAGTAGAGAGAAGAAGAAAAGGTAGAAAGTCTACAATCCTAACTTCAAACTTAACACCAGAAGCAGAAGCAGAAATTAAAAAGAAAACTTTGTTAGGGGGATAATATGAAAAAAATGTTTCAAAAAGGTATTAATATAGCAGTTGCAGAAGGTATAATAAAACCTATTGGCAAACCTAATACAAAAGAAATGGTAAAAAATTTGAAAAGAAATATCCAAAACCTAAAACAGAAACTTCTACAGTTAAAAAAAATAATACTAAAAAATTTACATCTATTGGAGTGTCTCAAATGAGATCAGGAAGATCAGCAACAATCCTTAATCAATCTAGTTTATTAAATAATAAATATAAAATTAAAAATAAAACTTTATTAGGTTCTTAATATGTTTAACATAATTAAAAAAATTTTTAAAAAAAAAGAAGAGCCAAAAAAAGTAGAAGAAGAAATTAACCAAAACAAAGAAACAATATCACATACAAAATCAGATTTAAAATCAGGGTTAGGAGAATAATATGGGTTCACCAGCAAGTACTAACGGAGGAGGATCTCCAAACCAAATGGCAAAAGATAAAGCTAAAAGAGATGCTAAAAAAACTGCTAATGTAGAAATGGGTTTAGGTAAAGATAGAATGTCAAACTATAGCACAAGTGAAGGTGGAACAAAACAAACAGGTGGAGACAACAATGGTAATCAAGTTGTTCAAGCTCCAGTAATTCCAAAAGTTGTTGCACCAACTACAGCTGAAGTATCACAAGCAACAACAGCAGAAGCTGATGCAGATACAGAAGAAAATAGATTATTAAAAATTAAAAAAAAAGGAAGATCAATAACAATATTAAATAGAGCAAAAGGCATAAGCTCAGATGAAGGTTTGACTTTAGGTAAAAGAAGTTTACTAGGATCATAATGGCTAAAACAGATTTAACTAGAGATTTATTATCAAGGTTTGACAGGCTAGAAGGTCAAAGACAAAATTGGGAAACACATTGGCAAGAAGTTGCAGATTATATGCAACCAAGAAAAGCAGATGTAACCAAGACTAGAGCTAGAGGTGATAAACGAATGGAGATGATATTTGATTCTTCTCCAATACAAGCAGTAGAATTATTAGCATCATCATTACATGGTATGTTAACCAATCCTGCTACACCTTGGTTTACTTTAAGATTTAAAGAGAATGATGTTGAGAACGAAGATGAAGCAAAAATCTGGTTAGAGTCTGCAACTGCAGCAATGTACACAGCATTTAATAGATCAAACTTCCAACAAGAAATTTTTGAATTGTACCATGACCTAATTACATTTGGTACAGCAGCAATGTTTATAGAAGAAGATGATGATGATTTAATTAAGTTTTCAACAAGACATATTAATGAAGTATTTATTGCAGAGAATGATAAAGGCAGAGTAGATACAATTTTTAGAAGATTTAAAATTTCTGCTAGAGCAGCAATACAAAAGTTTGGTGATAAAGTTTCATCTGACATTCAAGGAATATTTAAAAAAGATCCTTATGCAGAAGTAGAAATATTACACGTTGTTTATCCAAGATCAGATTTTGATCCTAAGAAAAAAGATAAAAGTAATATGCCATTTGAATCTGTGTACTTAGAATACAAAAACGCAAATGAATTATCTATGTCTGGATTCAAAGAGTTTCCTTTTGTAATTCCAAGATACTTAAAAGCATCAAACGAAATTTATGGAAGAAGTCCAGCAATGACAGCGTTGCCAGATGTTAAGATGTTAAATGAAATGTCTAAGACAACAATCAAAGCTGCACAGAAACAAGTTGACCCACCACTATTAGTTCCTGATGATGGATTCTTACTTCCAGTTAGAACAGTACCAGGTGGATTAAACTTTTACAGATCAGGTACAAGAGATAGAATTGAACCTTTAAACATTGGTGCAAACAATCCACTAGGTTTAAATATGGAAGAACAAAGAAGAGATTCAATTAGAAATGCTTTTTATGTTAATCAACTTCAATTGCAACAAGGTCCACAAATGACAGCAACAGAAGTGATTCAAAGAAACGAAGAGAAGATGAGATTACTAGGACCTGTTCTTGGTAGACTACAATCAGAATTATTAAAACCATTAATTGATAGAGTGTTTGCTATATTACTTCGTAACAATATGTTACCACAAGCACCAGAGTTTTTGTCTGGCAGAGATATAGAAATTGAATATGTATCACCCCTTGCTAAAGCACAAAAATCTTCAGAGCTACAATCTATTATGAGAGCAATCGAAATATTAGGTTCACTTGCAAATGTAGCACCAGTATTTGATTATGTTAATTTTGATAATCTTGTTAAACACTTGGCAGACATAGTTGGTATGCCACAGAAATTATTAAAATCACAAAACCAAGTAA